AGGAGGTCTTGCGAATGGCAATCATCTACGAAAACACTGAGCAAATCATTCTTGAAATCAGAAAACTCATGCTGGAAGAAAAAATATCTCAGCGCCAAATTGCAGAAAGCTTAGGAATTACACCTCAAGGATTTACAAAGCTCATTAACAAGAAAAATTTCAGTTTTGAAGATGCACAGAAAATTTTAAATGCAATGGGTTATCATTTGATTTATGATTTTGAGAAGAATTAAGACCGCCCCTCGCGGTCTTTTTTCATTCCCCATCCTCTGTACCTTCCTTCCCCTTTTGGTACTGTGTACCGAAGTAGAACGCCACCACCACAGAGAAAATCGTCAAAAACTGTTCTCCGCTGATGCGCCCCACCACTGCCAGATACGAAAAAACCACCGTAAGCATAATCGTTACGATGGATTTCACTGTCAGCAAATTTTGAACTGTGATTTTTGCCGCTTCATTCATTTTCATTTTCTCTCAATTCCTCCTTGTACTCCCATTCCGCTTGCTTTGCGGTCATTTTTCTTTTCCTGCGTTCCTCCGCCCTGCGTTCTGCCTGCTCCACGCCCTTATCGTACAGCTTCATCAGACCGCAGATGCCCAATTCCGTACCGAACAGCAACAGTGCGGACGATACGATGGATGAAATGTCAACGCAGAAACACGCCAAGATAATACCCACAACAACAACGCACACACAAAACGACAGGGACAAAACCACAATCGTGGTCATGGTATCGTTATTGATTTTAAAACGAATCCGTCTGCGTTTTTTCATCATAAACCGCCGCCATTCAGCAGAAACCCGATAGCCGCACCGACAACCACAGCAATCGCCTTATCAATCAGCCCATCCCACCGCTTTGCGGGCTTAGAGACCAGCTGCTTCACATCGTCCTTGATTTCTCCAACATCCGTTTTGATATGCTCCTGCTCGTTTTGCAGGACCGAAAACGCCTTTGTCAATCCGTCAAGGTTGTCCTGCCGCTTCTCCATGCGGTCAATCCGCTTGTGTGCGGATTTGGTGCTATCCAGTGCCTCCTGCACCATTTTTTCAATGTTTTCCATGCTGTCATCCCCTTTCTCAACTCTGCACCTGTGCCGCTGTAACATGGTGCGGATTGTTAAAATCATTCAAGTGCGCCTGCAATGCCGCCATGACCGCCGCTGTCCCGACTGCCGCAGAGGATGCCAACGAACCGCTTTTCACGCCACTGGTAACGGATGCCGCAAGCGTGGGAATGAAGTCCCCCAATTCCACATCGTTGTACTGCTCCAGAAGGCAATCCCATTCGTAGGAAATAACCTTCGCCTGTTTCCGAAATCCCATTTTGGTATTGATAACCGTTACCATATCCCCCAGGAACACTTCTTCCAGAACGGCATACTCCCGATATTCCACCGTCTTTTCCAGTGCCACAAAATCCACCTTGATGTTAATACTCGGAATATCGCAACCCTCGTCCAACAGCTTTTGCGCCTCTGCCTGCACCTCGGAAATGCTCTTATTTTCCTCTGTCAGCGTGTGGATTTTCGGGTAGATATAATCGCCCAGATGGGGGCTGTCAAGTGTTGCAGAGCCGTTCTTGCCGTAGCAGACAATGCGTGTTTTCACGTTGGATTCGTCCTCTGTGACCTCAAGTCCGACAAGGTTTTTGCCATAGCGAATGGAAACGCCTCTGTCCTGCCCCAGTGCCGCCTTGACAGACACCCGAAAGCCATCCCGCAGCAGCTCGCCGCCGTAGCCCTTGACAAACGAGGTTGCTTCGTCATCGTCCGATAACAACGCCTGTACGGGATTCATACGCCCCGTTGTGAGCGTCCCTGTGATGGAAATATCCGTATCAAAGGAAAAGGGCATGGGATAGGCAAACGCCGCCTGTAATGCCGCCAGTGCCGCCGTAGCCGTACCGCTGTGTGTGATTGGTTCGCACTGGTTGTCCAGTAAATCATAAAAAATATGCCGTGCGTTGACCGCAATCTCCTTCATACTCGGCTTGACGTAATAAATGCGGAACGGCTGCATCCCTCTTGGCGTGGATGCGTAGATAATTCGCCCACGCTCAATGCGTTTCCACTTGCCGCCATCATCGTATGGGTGCTTCATCTCCAGCTCATACGCCCCGTTCAATTCCTCCGTCACAATACAAGAGCCGGGAACCAATGTCCCCAGCCCAATTGTGTCAAATGTCTGTGCTGTTTTTTCGTGAATGGTAATCATAGCATCACCCCATCATGCCTACCAGTTCCTGATACTGCTCCTCTGTGATGCGGTTCGCCATAAGGAATACGTCTAATTTGTTCATCATGTCCTCTTTTTCGTATGCCCCTCTGCTAATCAGTTTTTTCAGTCTTGCGTATGTCATAATATCTACTCCTTTCAAATTTCCAATTCCTTCATGCAAACCAAATAGTCTACATTGATTGCTGTGTCTAAAATTGCCTGTTCAGTTTCGGTGAGTTGTGGTTCGGGGATGGGTTCGGGTTCGGGTGGTGTGTATTCCGAAAACGTACCTGTTTCAGAATTATAAATCATACCAAGCGTAACGGTTTCATCACAAGGAATGGCAGTCACAGGGTTGCCCGATGGGTCAGGTGGATAGTAGGGTTCTGTTTCCCTGTCTTTCAGAACGTCAATCACTCTGTTTTGTAAAATCATTGCATAGTTTTTCATTTTTCCACCTCCTTACCATTCGATAATAACAATACCATCTCCGCCTTTGCCTCCCTTACCATATCTCTCGGGGTATAAACCATAACCACCGCCGCCACCACCAGCTCCGATACCGCCATCACCTCCGTCATGTGTATAATCACCATAAGAAGCTCCTTGCCCGCCATTATCATATCCAGCACCGCCGCCGCCGCCACCTTTATTACCACCTGATTTTCCACCATACGCCATAAAGTTATCTTGTCCATTTGCCTCCCCATGGCCTCCGACTGTACCTTTATAAGTATTGGGGACTGTGCCGTTGCCAGAAATGCCCCCAGCTACTGTAACTAGTGAGCCAATGACAGTTGAACCGCCAGCCACAGCATCAGTGCCACCAACTCCAATTTTTATAGATATAGCGGTACCTGGCGTAACAGAATATGCTTTTTTAATAATTCTTTCTCCTCCTCCGCCGCCAGCAGCACCATGTCCACCGCCGCCACCACCAAAAGCAGTAACCAAAATCTTCGTCACACCAGCAGGAACGGTAAACGTGCCATCTGATGTGAATGTTTGTGTGCCATGTGCAGGAAGCATCTTATCCAATGGCAGAAACCCACTTGTCCCAATCGTACTATTCAAATACGCCTTAATTCCCTTCTGCAAGCTGGATTCTACGTCCCCACGCTGCGCCAAGGTTTCAAGAATCCCCCAGAACGTATCCACGCCGTACTCCGCCGCCTTGTCCCCAGGCTCGCCGAATGCTGCGGCAATCTTGTGCATGGTATCCAGTGCGTCTTGAATTTCCTGAAACAGCACCACCAGAACGCCGTATTCGTTCTCACTTTCAACGGAATCCGTCCAAGGAATTGCCGCCGTCACATAGATTTCAAACACCTGCGTAGACAAAATCTGACCGCCTGCATTCCAAACGGAAATCTGTGCCTCGACTGCCTTTGCCTCGGAAAGAATCTCATTCGTCAGGGCAAATTGGCATCTGCCTGCGGTCGCATCCGTCACTTCCCCTTGGTTGAAAAATGTGCTGCCATCCGCCTTTCTGAATGTGATACGCACCTGCTCGCCCGTCAGATTGATTGGCACACCGTTTTCATACAGGCATACATCCAGATATCTGGATTTTGTATCATTCTGCACAGGGCGAATCCCAATGCTGTTCGGCTTTTTGTTCACATCAATTTCCAGACGATTATACGTTTTTGCCATTTTCTCACTCCTTCCAAAAAATCCGCATCAAAAAAGCACATCCGTTTTATTTTCAGATGCGCCTTTCTTGACAGAATATCTTTCTTTTGGTATCATAAGCATAAGAGAAGGATTACCACCTTTCGCAGGGCGGCTAGTCCAAGTAGTTGGTTTTAGCCGTCTAACTTCGCAGGTTAGGCGGCTTTTTCATTATTTCTTGTTCTGAAACAAGGAAATAACTCCGATGATTACTAAGCAAAAAGTAAATAACCCTTCGTATGTAACCATAAGCGTCACCTCCTTCACGGGAAGTGACTAACCGCCAGTTGGCAATCCTTCATTTATACCATACCATAAATTTCATTTTTCGACAACTACAGCCATCTCCAACGGGGCTGTATTTTTATTTTGCTGACATTCCCCGTCCAGCGGATTTCGTTTTTCCCGACCTCAAATCTCGGAAACTCCGCACCGCCGTATTTGCCGTTTTGGTTGGTGTTCCCTTTGAACACCTCCATCATTTCACTGTCAATGGTAATGCTTCCCTGCACGCCGTACAGGGGGAAATCCGCCCCATTGATAGTAAGCGTGATATCCCCACTGCCGTAAACCGTAATTAGCGGCTCACTGTATACCGTGCCACTGTTGCGGATGGTGGTCGGGGCAGTCAGCTCTAAGGCATCCCCTGCGGCATTGACGCTGTATTTGAAGGGTTCAACATCAAACTGCACCAAAAAATCATTGATATTTTTCAGAATACTGCCGAACTCAATCTGATTTTTGATGTACGCACGATACACCTTATCGGGTTCACTGGAAAAGATAACCTCTCCGAACCCCGTCAGCCAACCGCAGACCTCGTCAATCTGACTTCTGTCCATCACATGACATTCGGCATCCTTGGTATAGTTCTGGTACGTCTTTTCGTCCTCATGCAAAACACCGTTTCTGCCGCTGACTTTGATTTCGTTTACCTTTCTCTGCGGAATGAATATAGAGGGGGCTTTCAGCATCACAACGCCCATATCAAGCGAGCTGACACCGTTCCAGATAAAATACTGATACATCACGCAACACCTCCTGTCGCAACAACCCTTTTCTTTCTATAAAATTCCATTTCACGCATGAAATCCTCTGTGGTTCTTTCGTCTTTGTTTTCAACAGTGCCGATATATACGTTGAAGCTCTCGGTTTTGGTTACCGTTTCGCCCCTGCGGTATCTCTCCGCTTCAGGCTGTGTCAGCACGCGTTCGCCCTTATGCAAAATCGCACGGTATCCATCAAACGGCACCTCTCGCAGACCTGTTCTGTGGCTGCCGTCCGAACCGCCGCCGCCCATGCCTGCCTCGTCCTTCGCCGCCCGAATGGCATCCCGAATTGCCTTCACAATGGCATTTACAATGCTGCTTTTGCCGTCCTTGATACCCTCTGCAACGCCGTCTGTCAACGCCTTACCGACATCGTTGAAATCATCTGCATAGCTTTTCGCCTGCTCCACAGCGTTCATTGCCAGCTCTTCCATTTCCTCAGAATAGAACTGCTGTGCCGCTTCATTTGCCAAGCGCCGTTTTTCCTCGAATTTCTCGACATATTCTTCAAACTTTCCGACCTCTAGGCTATCCAGCTTTTTGGTAAAATCCAGTGCATCATCAATATTCATATCCGCAATCTCGGAAAGCAGTCCGCCGGAAAGACCTTTCTCCTTCAGCTTTTCAATCTGTTCGTTATACTGCTGAATTTTCTTGATGCTTTCGTCCAGATCTGTCAGCTTGAAAATTTCCTTTTCGCTGTTCTCGTCCTGCACTCTGGTAAACAGTTCACCGTAATCAAACAGCTTGTCGCTCAGACTGGATTCCTTCTGCTCGATGGCAGAAAGCTCGGATTCATATTTCTGCTTGAATTCCTGCAGGGCGGTCAAGCGTTCCTGTAATTTCTGCTGTTCTGCCGTCCGCGCCGCTTCCAGCTGCTTTTTATTCCAATCCTTTTCCAGTTTGGCAATTTCGTCGAGAATAGATTTTCTGTTTTTCGGCTCCGCTTTTTTCAGCTCCGCCTGCTTCTTTGCAAGGTTTTCCTTGTACTGCGCCAGTTCCTCTTTGGCCCGCTCGTCCTCTGCTTCCTTCTGGATTCTGGAAATTTCAGCATTTACCGCGTCAATCTCATCCGCAATCGCGGTTTTGATTTTCTCCGCCGTACTCTTTACTGTTTCCGCCGGAATGGTATCCATTTCCCCTGTAATGACAGCTTTGATTTTTCTGATTGCAGCTCTTGCCGCTTTAGCAACAACATTGTCCTTCTCGAATCTGATTGCGAGCCCCTGCATCACAAAACCGCAGATTTTTTCAGACCATTTCGAGGGGGAATGTGTATCAAAGCCATCCTTACCTGTAAACCAACTCTTGATTTTATCGACTACGCCTTTGACCTTGCCCTTCAACCATGCGACCTTATCATTGATACCATTCCACAGACCGACAATCACGTTTTTACCGACATTCATAAATTCCTTGACCTTTGCCGCCGCCGCTGATAATGCCCCTGTGACTGCGTTTTTTACACTGGCGAATGCAGCGTTTACCTTGTTTCTGAACTCCTCGGAGGTGTTATAAGCGTGGATGAATCCCAGCACCAATGCCGTAATCAATCCGATGATCAACGTGACAGGGCCGCCGATTGCCGCAAATGCAATCTTGACCGCACCTAAAACAGCTGTCAGAGTAGGCGCAATCGTCATAATCGCACCGATAGCCGTTGCAAATTTGCCGATAATCAATATCACCGGTCCGATTGCCGCTACCAATAAACCAACCACAACGATGACCTTTTTCTGCCCGTCACTTAGACCGTTGAATTTTTCAACCAATCCCTTCAAACGCTCCACAATGCTCCGAATGACAGGCATCAACACTTCGCCAATGGAAATTGCCAATTCTGATAACTGGCTTTGCAGTTTCTTTAACTGCCCGTTCAGATTGTCCTGCATGGTTTCCGCCATTTCTTTAGCAGAACCGCTGCTGTTCAAAATAGCACCGTTCAGCTTTTCGATATCCGCAGGAGCAGCGTTAATAACAGACAGCATCCCTGCGGTTGCCTCCTTGCCGAACAATGTTGCAACGGCGGCGGTTTGTTCTGCCTCGGATAGACCGCCTAAGCTGGTACGCAGGTTTGCAACAACCTCATTCCAAGATTTCATAGAACCATCTGAATTCGTAATGGAAATGTTGTACTGCTTCATAGTTGCCGCCATGGCATCTGTTGGCTTCGCAAGGTTAATCATGGCGTTTTTCAGCGTATTGCCCGCCTGTGAACCCTTTACGCCTGCGTTTGCCATCAGGCCAAGGGATTCCGTCACATCTTCCAGACTGTAACCCATTGCCCCCGCTGTGCTGGCACAATATTTATAGGATTCGCCCAACATGGATACATTGGTATTGGCGTTACTGGATGCCGCCGCCATAACGTCAGCCATCCTGCCCGAATCCTGCGCAGATAACCCGAATGCCGTCAATCCGTCCGTTACGATGTCCGAAACAGCCGCCAAATCCTCTCCCGATGCGGCGGCAAGATTCATGATGCCCTCAACGCCGCCGAGCATATCCTCTGTTTTCCAACCTGCCATAGCCATGTAATTCATAGCATCAGCCGCTTCGGATGCAGAAAACTGCGTCTGTGCGCCCATTTCTCTCGCCTTGTCCCGCAAGCGTTCCAAATCATCCCCCGATGCACCCGAAACAGCGGCAACTTGGCTCATGGAGGAATCAAAATCAGCGGCGGTTTTTACTGCAACTGCGCCCAAACCTGTAATGGCGGCAGTCACCGGCATCATTTTCTTTCCAACGCCCTCCAGCTTTCCGCCGACATCCTGCATCTTTCCGCCTGCCGCCGCAATCTGCTGTGCGGAAACGCTGCCGAAATTTTTCATTTCCCTTGTCAGATTTTTCAGACTGTTTTCGGTTGTGGAAATCTCCCGCACCAGACGGCGATACTGCTCCTGATTGATTTCCGTACCGCTTGCCATGTCCTTGTCGGCTTTCTCCTTTGCCGCCTTCAAGGCATCCAGCTTGCTTTTTGTTTCCGATACGGATTTTGTCAGCAGCTCTTGTTTCTGCCGCAGAAGGTCGGTGTTCTTCGGGTCATGCTTCAATGCCTGATTGACGTATTTCAACTCATTCTGCAAATCCTTTGCGGATTTATTCAGCTCCGCTAAGCCGCTTTTAAATTTCTTGGTATCCGAACCAATCTCAATGGTAATGCCCTTAATGTTCCCCATGCTCTGCCCCCTTTCCGAATTTTTCCCTCAATGCCCTTCTGTCCGGCTCGGTCTGCTCCAAAAGCCAGCACTCCTCCAGATATTCCCTGCCGCTTTCGGTCTGCTGTAAATTGTAAATAAACGCATCCCGCTGCAATCCCAGATAAACATCTATCGGCAAATGCTCGATTTCCAAAAAATTCAGATGTGCATAGTCCATCACTGTTTTTTCGGATAACGAAAAAATGCTGTAATGCAAATCGTCCGCCTCTCCCGGCATAGAGGGTATTTTTAGTTTGGGTCAGACACAACACCTTTTACAAATTCCAGATAATCCTTCAGCAGCCCCACTGCGTCCTCAAAATCAAACATTGCCGAAATCTTCTGGAAGCTGTATTTTTTCTTTTTGTTCTGGTTGATGATGGCGGTCAGCAGCTCATAAACATCGTTGATGTCTTCCATATCCTGTGCCGCTGTCAGCTTGTCAAACATTTCCTTGTCGGGCATTGGCAAAATTGCCACAAAACCATCATGCAGTTTAACCATGTATTTTTTCTTTTTTCTCGTTGTAAAATCTAACATTCCTTTTCCACCTCACAAAAATGAGGGGCTGTTATGCCCCTCTCCTCACGCAATACTTGCGTCCGCTTCCTTATACAGAATCAGCGTGCCTTCATTGTCCTGTGGCTGTGCCTTAAATTCCGCATTGATGACAGTTTCCTTATCCTTCGCAAAGGACAGCTCAAATCCTGCTTCGTTGCTGCCGACGATGGTCACACGAATGTCACCGTCCGTCTTATCCTCATGCACGAAATGCAGAACGTATTTCTTGCCGTCGTTGTTGCTCAGACCGCCGATTTTTACAGTTCTGGTCTTTTTGGCTGTATCCTCTGTCACTCTGGCTGTGGGTGTCAGCTTTTTCAGCGTTTCGCCGTTCCATGTCATTACGCCGCTTTTCAGAATCGCTTCTTCATCCGTAATGATTTTCTTGGAAACGAAATTCAAATCATCCTTCGCTTCGTAAAATGTCGGCTTGTAGGTCAGTGTCGCACCGCCCTGAATATAGCCCAACAGCTTGTCTTCAACCTCAATGGCTGCGTCCTCGGGCAGCTCCCCCGTAAATTCATCCACATACAGCTTACCGCTGCCAAGTACAATTCTTTCCATTAGTTTTCCACCTTTCTTGTAATGTCAAATGCAAATGTTACCAGATACATTTTTTCCTTCTCGATGTAGATTTCCGTTGCATCGTAACGAATCCCAACAGAATCCAACGCCTTCTCAATCTTTTCTTGGTTGGCAAAATCCTTCCCTGCCGAATAAAGCTCCACAATGTAGCTATCTTTTCGCAGAAAGTTTCTGCCATCCGAACCCCAAGCGGCTTCGCCGTCCTTCAGATAGACAATGTAGGGGAGCGTGGGGTTTTGGTCTGCCTCGTAAAAATAGACCTCCAGACCCGTACTGCACAGCAGTTTGTATAATTCACTTTGCCGCATTCTCTATCGCCTCCCTTACCTGCTTTTCGTAGTCCCAAATGACCTGCTCCTCTACGGGCTTGATATGCGGAATCGCTTTCGTGCGCTTGCCGTTTGCCGTCACATGCCCATGCTCCAGAAGATGTGTCAGCCGATACCGTTTTTTATTGTGAACGATATATTTCGCATTTTCACCAAACGCACCTTTCTCTCTTGTCACGCCCCAGCTTTTGGCATACTCGCCTTTTCTTTTGGGGCTTGTCCGCCGCAGTTCTTTCGCGGCGGCATTTGCAACGGCTTTTCCGCAGGTGTCTGCGTTTTTCACAATCTCCGCCTCGTACTCCGTCAGTATTTTCGCAATCTCACTTGCTAAAGCATCAGCCTTTATGCTCATGCAGACCACTCCTCACCTCGCAGTAAAGCTCCGTATGATGGAAATCATTGCGGAACCGATACACCTGATACAGGCAGCCTTTGAACCGAAGGATTTCCTCCTGCTCATATTCTCCGTATGGAATCCGCAGGCACAGGGCAGGACGAAGTCCCGCCTCCCTGCATTTGAAAAACTCGCTCTGATTGATGGGGCGTTCCTCTGCGAATACCTCCCGTTCTGTATAAGCTGTCTGCTTCATGCCGACAGCATCTCTGGTTGTCTGCTCCTTCAACAGCGTTGCAATTTCGTTATACATGATACTCACCACACAGACTTAATCCGTTCCGCATCCCTTTGTAGGCTTTTTCGTACCGCTCGCCTTCCCCCATGAAGTCATACTGCCATTTGAGGTACAGCTCAAACACCTTCTGAATTGCGGAATCCTCCTCGTTAATTACAGTAATGCCGACACGCTCCATATCCCGTTTGCAGGCATCCACGTTATACTGAATTTCTTCATCCAGTTTGTTATGTGAAATGCGCAGTGCCGTTTTCAGTCTCGCTAAATCTGCCATCCCTTACGCCTCGCTTTCCACAATCTCCACAGTAAATTCCACATCTCCTGCGGATGTTGCCACTGTAAAGGTTTCAATGCCGACAGGGAATTTCTCCAGATAAGCCTTTTTCAGCACAACCGCAGTGCCGCCAGAAACAGACCAGTTCGCCCCGCCTTCCTTCGGCACATCTGCGCCGTGATGCAGCAGGGCTGTAATGGTCTGACCGCTTTCGGCAGCCGTTACGGTAAGATCAGCATGATTTGCGCTGTCTGCACGCTTATCGAACGTGCCGCCGCTTACTGTGTTACTTTTTTTTTAAGAATCAGTACGCCGTTAGGGTCTGCCAGCTTCCCGTCACAAACCAGAGTAACCTTTACTTTTTCCTGATTGTTGTCGTTATCTCTCCAGCGGTCGGTGCGCATCTGCATATTTGTATTGATGATGTAATCATTCAGATTCACAAACACACCGAATACCTCGCCTTCGGATGCCGCTGCAAAGCTTTCCAGCACATCCTCCTCTGTGGTGATAACCTCCTTGCCGCCGAATCTGTAGGTTTCACCCTCGGTAATGCCGTAGTTTACTCTTGCAATAGGCTGACCTGTGGAATCCACCATACCGTCAATCTGTGCATCAAAGGTGCCCTGCGCAAATACGAACACGCCGTTTCGATAGGCTTTTTTCATCTTGGCGAATACCTTTTCCTTCCACGCCTTCCAGCTTGCCACATCCTCCGCCGTCATTTCAATGACATTACCTGCGGGCACTCTGCTATCCTTCGTAATACCAAGCATCTGACCGCTGCCTGTGCCGGCGATAATGCCCTTATCCAGTGCGGCAATGATAGCCTCTACCGCCAGAGGAACAAACATTTCGGTAAATTCTGCGAAATCAACCACATTTGCAATCAGGCTCTGTGCGATTTTGCATTCCAGACCGTAATAGCTGAAGGATACCTTTGTATTGGCGGTTACCTTCTGGTCTGTGGATGCAGAGCCGTCCGCAACCCAGCTTGCCGTAGGACACAGGGACAGGATAGGGATTTCCACGCCGCCCTGTACGTTTGTTTTTCTTACTCTCGCATACAGCTCGCCATGCGCTTTCAGCTCTCTGATAAATTCCTTCATCACGGTTGTGGGAATCACCGCTGTGGTCTCTGTTACCGTAGTTACAGCATTCTGCAGCTTGCCTACAATGGCATCCTTGTACTTGATGGGCAAAGCCTCACCGCGGCACACCAGATTCATAAAGGCATTTTTATATTCATCTGTATCGAATACATCCTTTCCCGCTGCGTTGCCTGCGGAACCGACCACGCCGTCCGGATGCGCTGTCCCTCTGCCCTGCATGGCGGCAAGGTTTGCCTGCGCCGTCGCAAAGGCTTCATACGCGTTATCCAGCTTCTCCACCTCTTCCATTCTTGCATTTGCACCCTCTACATCGCCGTTCTGCAGCAATTCCTCCGCCGCATTGTAAAGTGCTTCTCTCTGTGCTTTGTAATCCTCGTAATTCTTAAACTTCATCCTTCATTTCCCCTTTCAATCTGAGTAATTTTAATTTTGCAGTTACAGTTTTAACTTCTGCGTTTTCCTCTCCCCTTGCAGGAAGAAGATCCTTCAGCTTATGAATGGTCTGCGCAGGCAATACACCGATGCCGTTTGTCAGCGTCGGCGCAGATGCAAACATAACCTCATCCACAAAGCCATATTCCACCGCCTTCTGCGCATCCATCCACGTTTCCGCATCCATGATGCCAAGCAGCTCCTCCATGCTTTTGCCTGTCTTTTCCAGATATGCCGCCGCGACTGCTTTATTTGCTGTCTGCAAAATCTCCGCCTCCTGCTGCATATCGTGAAAATCCCCTGCGGCAGAGCCGGAAACATTATGCACCATAAACAACGCTGTCGGGCTGATTCTGGAATGTCCTGCCTGCGCTATCACAGAGGCGGCACTCGCAGCCAGACCCACAATATTGATTTCTACCGTGCCCGCGTATGCTTTCAAGGCGGTATAGATTTCACTGCCGGCAAACACATCCCCGCCGCCGGAGTTAATTTCCACAAGGAGCGGCTCCCCATTTGCCTCGCTGATGGCAGCATTGACATCCTTCGGACAGGTTGCATCCATGCCGAACCACTCATAAATCCACTTGTCCGCATTTCCGACAATCGTCCCCTTCACCTCGATTTTCCTCATTCTTCCTCACCTCCTTCCATAAAGCCTGTATCCTTGCGCCGCAGCAGCCTGTCTCCGCCGTCCACAGGTGCCATATTCAGCACCGCACGCACCTCGTTCGGTGTCATAATGCCCCTGTCAACATACTGCACCAGCTCCAGCTTTGTTCTCATGCTTGCAAAGGTCAGATTAGAGCCTTCAAAAACAATCTTGTTTCCAAATGCCCGTTCCCTTCTGGTAAACAAACGGCTGCTGTAGGTTGCACTCATCTGCGTAATCATCGGCTCAATGGCATTTTCGTAATACGCAATCCATTCATCCTCTGTATAAAGAGAGCTGACGATTTTCTCGTTCGTATTGAAAAAATCATAGATCCGTTTAATGATGCGGTCGGTCTGTGCGGCGTTTGGTACATAGTCCTTCGGTTCAATCCGCTGCACATCCGCCTTACTGTCCACGCCCGCTGCGCCGAAGGTTTCACTCTCCACAGAAAGATAGGTATCCGCAAATTCCTGCACGTTTTTCCTTACGTCATCCGGTCGCATGGCATTTGTAAAGCGCAACAGCCAGCGAATCACACCACTGTTCTTGATAGCCTTCACAAAGCCCTGATCCATAATGCTGACACACTCCATCAGCTGAGAAAGTGCCTCCATCGGACTTTCCCCGAAAATATCATCCTCGTTGAAATCATCACGCAGATGAATGATATCACTGTATGGGAAGGTGCTTTCCCTCCCGTTCAGAAATACGAACCGTAAAAACAATTCGTTGTCCTTGTAAAAAGCCTCCACCCCCGAACAGGGAATGGGATACAATTCTATCGGCTTTTCAAATTCATCCCGTACAATCAGAATAAAGGCGTTGTGGTTCAGTGCCAGCTGATTTGCCACCTTCTCCTGCAGCATCTGCCCGCTCATCAGCGGATTAGGCTCCTCCAGCAGAAAACGGATATAGGCATCCGGATTGACCTCTACCCGCTCCCCCTCCTGCGTTCTCGTAGTACGGATATGCTTTGCAACCGCCTTACCGATGGCTTTTGTTTTCGGGCGGATACAGGCACGCACCACATCGGAATGGTATAGCCTGCCGTTCCACGCATAAAAGCCGTTCCCCCTCTCCTGCACCATCTTGAAAGTTTGCTTGCTCATTTTTTGCACAATTCTGTTCCATAAACCCATTTTCTCACCTCCTTAAATCAGACTTTCAAATTCATCTCTTTTATTGCAATACACCACATAGGCATCCAGAAGTGCCGCTGTGCCGTCAATGCGTCTTGTGCGCTCATCGCTCTTGACAGGCTGCACGTTGCCGTTGACATCCTTCTTTTCCTCGGTGTTAATCAGACACCATTTATCAATCGGATTGTTGTTGTAGACGATTTTCTTTTCCTGAAATTCCGCCTTTAAATCCTTCATCGGCTGGGATAATGTCAGAACCCCCTGCCGAACTTTAACCATGACGTTTCGCCCGAACTCCTGCTCAAATGCCGCCAGCAGCTCATCCGAGATATGCCAAGGGTCATAGCCGATATAAAGCGGATAAATATCTTCTCTGTCCCTTAATTCGCAGAACCAATCCAGAATTACCCGCTTATTCACGCGCCGACCTTCGCAGGTACGCATCAAGCCCTGCGACACCCATAAGCTGTACGGCACGCCGTCCCGTTCCCTTCGGTCTCCTCGTTCCTCCTGTTGGTCCAAAACCGCCTGCGGAATCCAGTACATCTGCTTAATGTAAAGCTTATCATCCCCACGCCGTTTGCAGATTGCCTTTGCGGCGTTTAGGTCAATGCTGTCCGCAGCATCAAAGCCGCCAATGCAATAGCGAAATGCGCCGCCCTCCGGCAACAGCTCCTCATTGTTTAAGTCCTCAAACGTCAGCCATGCAGACTGTGCCGTCTGTGGAATATTGAAATCCTTTACCAGAACCGTTGGCTTGAAGGATGGGTCATTCTTCGCCTTCTGCACCATTTCCTCCAGATATTCCTTTTTCTTGATGGTGCCAAGACCGGGGTTTGCCTTTATCCACATCTCCGGTTTGTCCCATTCGGAAGCATCGTCCAACTCATAGATAAACGGCAGAAAGCGCGGTGCTTTTATTTTCCCGTCCAGCACCTTTTTTGCGTATTCATACTGCGCATCAAAAATGCCGCTGCGGACAAAGCCGTTTGTGGTAATACAAAAAAGCAATGGTTGTTCTCTCGCACCCATTGCCTGTTTTATCAAGTCATATATATCTCTGTTTTTGATTGCCGCCAGTTCATCAATGATGGCTCCATGCACGTTCAAGCCGTCCAGACTGTTTGTGTTGCTTGCCAGTGCCTTAATAAACCCAAGATTGGAAGGCGCATATAAATCCGCAGCACGTTTGCGGATATGCTTCCGCAGGGTCGGGCTTTGCCGCACCATCTTGTAGCACGCATTAAACCCAAGCTTCGCTTGGTCCAGCATCGTTGCAACGTTGTAAATCTCCGGCGCACCCTCTCCGTCATTCAGCAGTAAATCCGTTTCCACGGCGGCACACTCGGTTGTTTTACCATTTTTCCTGCCTTCCACAATCATCACTTCGTTGTACTGTCTGAGGTTATTGTCATCCACAAAACCAAAGATTGCCTGCAGCCTCGCCTTCTGGAATAGCTCAAGCTGTAACGGCTGCCCCAGTTTGCCTGTCGGCTGCTTGCAGAAACGCTCAATAAATGCGATATGCCACTTTGCAACCTCATAATCGAAATGAAATTCCCCGGGGCTCGCAAACTGATTCAAAAGCATTTCACTGACCCGCTTCATTTTGTCGCAGGCAAGAATCGTGCCATCATAAAGCGCCGAAAAATATTGTTCAAATTCCGTCATTTGCTATCACGCTCCCGCCGGAACAAAACAAGCTCATCCACCGCCGCTTCATCCGTTTCGGGCATCAGATCCAGAAGCTGCTTGATTACACTGGAATAATTTTTAATCGTCGCGGTGTAGATTTCAACCTCCGGAGCCTTCTTCGTCCCCCACTGGTTTTCACCGTTCTGGTACTCCGAAATATATCCCTTCTCCTCAATGTCCGTTTGCAGATGATCCAACTGCTCCGCCATAAAGGCAGCATTGTCTATCAGCTTTTCCACAATTTTCTTTTTATTTTCCGGAATTTCCTTGAAGATACGTTTCAATTTCCGCATTTCCGCCGCTTTGATTTTTCCTTTCTCCATTTTCTCACTTCCTCTCTTTTCCGCCCTTATACTACACCCCCCACGCGCACGCACGCCCGTTGAAACAGTAGTCCACTCCTCGGTCTCCGTACTGCCAAACCAAAAATAAAAATAGGGGGGGCTATTCCATTTTTCTTTTGTCTATCGGCTGTCCCTCCGCATCGAATCCACAGCAGCATCCCTTCCGTTGGACGAAGTGTCCTTCTTCCTCATCGTGGCAAAGCTTGCAGACATATTGCAGGTTGTCAAAGGACAGCGTGATGTTTGGGTCTGTGATATTGGTCGGCGTTAGCATTTGTTTGTGATGGACAATGTAGCCCACACGTTCTCCGCATATCTCACACATTCCGCCATCCACCATGATGCGACTGTCTATGTATGCTCGCCTGCACTTCTTCCACGCCGCCGAGTTGTAGAAGCCTTTTGCAAATTCCTTCATTGTCTTTCTCCTTTGCCGCAAATAAAAAATCCCGATAAGCATTGTAGCTATCAGGATTTCTTTTGATTTATTTTGATATTTCTATTGACATTTACTCTTTTTCGTGTTATTATATAAACAGAAAGGAGGTAGTGCAAAATGAAAAAAGACAAAGACTTTAAGCTAAAAATTGTCGAACTTGTAATCCAAGCAGTTATTGCCCTAGCCGCTCTGATTACAGCCATCAAATCTTAGCAAGTTCGGGGAGTAAATCTCCCCTTACTTCTTAGATAAAGTCAATGTCTCATGTTTATTATAACCAACCGAAAGGAGAATGACAATGAAAAATAAAATTTCTGTTTTCTCACTCCTGTTTTTCTTTATCTATGCAATACACGCAGGCTGGACACCTATCGCAAAGCTCCTTGTGATTTTAAATTCCGTCCTTGTGCTTTTGCAAACTACTTTGCAATTCAAGGAGGTTATGCGCAATGTTAGAAGCTGAGTATATCTCTGTTACCCAATTTGCCCAGAAGTTCGGTAAGGATGTCGGCAATGTCCGCAAGCTGATTAAGGACGGTCGCATCCCTGCAATCAAAATCGGGAATCAGTGGGCAATCCCTGCCGATGCCGAACCTCCTGCCGATAAACGCGTAAAGTCCGGCGAATACCGTAATTGGAGAAAGAAAAAGGATTCTTCCGAAGAGGACCGCTGATGCGGTCTTTTTCATTGCAAAAAAGGGAATGCCCTCGCACCCCCTGAAATACTCGTCTATCCGCTCCTGTAATTCTTCTTTTGTTTCATAGATGGGCGGTCTGCCCACATTGTCCGGCATAACATCGCCCCTTTCTTGTTAAATTAAAATCTCTGCATTATTACAAAAATCGAATTATGAAATATTGTTTTTTCTTTAAAAATCATTTTTTAAATCTTGTTAAAATATCCTTGAATACAAAGCCTCCTCTCCATTCAACGATGATGAAAACTGCTATTAACGAAATTATCCAGATGCACGCAAAAAGTATTCTTTTTTGCTTTATCTCCTCCTGCATATCATTCATCAGCTCATCATCTTTGAATATCCTTCTCAATTCTTCCTTTTCCAATATATCTTCATAGTTACTTTTTAGCAGCTTATAGCTATCTTTTACCTTTTTCACCTCATAGCCCAACTGCATATTACATATGAAAAAATATAGAAGTGATGCACATAACACAATCTCCATAATAAGAATAATATCTTTTGTAAATATATTATCCAATGGTTGATCAGAAACAATATTTGCTAAAACTACAGAAAACAAAAAGCCAAAAATCGCAATCAGATTAGTTTTAAATTTTTCTAACAGCTGCATTCCATATTCTCCTGTTTTAGCCACATTATCATTGATAAATTCTGCTACTTTGTTTTTTAATTCAAGATATTGCTCTACATTTTTTCTCAAATACAAGCTATAGCTGGATTCTATAGAATATATAACGTTTTCATCTAACCGTGAGATTGGTATCTGTTTACAGTGTAAACTGATTATATTTCTTGAAATAATAGCCTTATCCATCGCATTGCCATCTGTATATATCCAATCATATATTCTATAAAAAATCTTATTATTTTTTAAATCATCAATCAGACAACTATACTCTGCTATTCTTTGTCCATGGATAATTCCTTTTATCTCACTTCCATTAAAGGCTGCTGTTGTCGCAATAAAGCAAAGAGACAGCAACGATGTAATCTTCTGAAACAGTTCACTCAAAGGGTTGCCTTCATAACTAACCTCTATTTTAAAGTCATCCGGCAATAGTTCATAAACATCTAAATTATAAAAATATGATGTTTCCTTACATGTCGCTATTCTTTTTTCCCTTCTGAATCCATTATTTTCTACATAGTTTCCATGCGGTACAAAAAAAACGGTTTTTGTAGAAAAAGCCACGCTGTTTCCATATACATCAAAAATCAGCCGTTCAGGCGAGTCCTTAAATAAATTTGTAAATGCTGTCATACATTTATCCAAATTCAAAGATAAAATATCCTCTGCAAATGCATCAAAGCAATATACAGAAAGATAATTATCTTTTATGCTCTTTTCGATGGAGATTTCGGCTTTTACACTATCATCTGCATACAATGTTTCAAAAAACTGATTATAGGAAGTTTCCTCATCATTTGAGAATTTTATCACAAATGTATCATCACTTTCATCTTCCAAAAAAATTGATATTTTATCACGCGAAGATATATACGAATATAAATTCAGAAAATACTCATACTTTGGTTTTTTTGCCGCATCAAAAACAAAGGAGGCTTCATATACTTTCATTCTTTCTGCAACTTTTAAATCTTTCCCTTCTGTTGAATCAATTAACTCTTTAAGCATATATACACCTCCTGTTCGTTTAACTTATTCTTCCTCTTTTTTTTTCATTAAAAAAGTATTATATACCATCTCATCATTTGTTTTAATTTTTATATAGCGGTTTCCATCCTTGTCTCGCTCAGACTGAATGGTTTCATCTATATTTTCGAGTGCATCCGTGATTCTCAATTCAACGCCTCTGTAAACTTTATAAACTTTTTTAATTTTTGCTTTGATTTTTGAAGCCGTAATGTTAAACTGGCGGTCGAAATTGTGCTTTTCCGGAAGTTCTTTTAATGTTTCTACAACTTTTTGCATCTTTTCGCAATCTAATTCCTCAGGAATATATGCTTCAAATGTAGTACTGATAAATTCTTCATAGTCTATTCTGTCTCTGGTTCTAAAATATAAAACTGCAGCATTTCTTAGCACAGACCAGTCCCTCGGCGATGCCTTTTTCACCATTCTGCTTAGTGCTCCTTCAACTGCCTTAAATGCTCTTTCTGTATTTAGCTCATCAGTATTCACTGGTTTTAACTCCAAAAAGCCATCATACCAGAACTTTGCGGCTGTATCAGAATATACCGTTGCTCTATAAAAATCTGCTTCCAGATCATCAATCATAAAGATACAGGATTTCCACAGATTCTTTTTATCTTTTGAAAATCCACTTTTAAATGTATAATCTGAAACATCAACAAAATCTGTATGCTCTACCTTCGCCAATAAAAAAGCATACCTTTCCGTCTCCGGATCATATAAAAGCGCTTGAACCAGGCTGCCCTTTTTCATGACAACTGACATTGCAGCTACGCTCTGCTGAGCTTTACGTTCTTCTAATAACAACCTCCTGGCAATCAAATCCATTTTTTCTTCGAATTTCTTCTGGTCAGCTTGATTTTTTATTATATCCAAAATCGAACTGATTACTTCTGTATTCACAGAACGCGTTTCGTATTCTTGTATAGCTGTATTATCATATAAAAAACCAACCCACTGTTTTATATATATTGAAAATTCTTCCGGTAATTCTCTTTTTGATATTTTGTTTTCTTCACGTTCAATAATTCTGATTGATTGTATTAAGATTTCCATAATATGCACCTCCATTTATTGCCATTCGACATTAAAAGGTAAAATCCTGCTATTTTACGACAAAAATGCATTAAATACAAAAAATCATTCAGAAACGTGAAGCACCTTTTGCCTCATCACCTTATACTATTCTAAGTCTTTTTGCGTCTCAACTTTACAGGACAATGCAAAAGGCACCCGTTTCCGAGTGCCAAAAATAGGAGGTAACATGAAATATCCTATATTTTCACAATACTATAATACCATATTTCGATGTGCCCTTTAGTGCCCTCTTTCAGAAATTTCAAAACTTCTTAAAGCTCTGCCATGAATTTTCAATACAGAACGGTAGTTGTAATCCATCTCCACCGCAATCTGCTCCCATGTCCTTCCCATCAGATACCGCCGAATCAGCACTTCCTTCTCCGCCCCGTCCTGCATTTTATGTATCCTGTCATGGATTTCCTTGTACTGCCGTACCGCCATAGCCTGCTCCTGCTCCAGCTGGCTGATGAGTGCATCCAGCCTCGCCACATATCCAGACAGGTCGCTGTGTGCATTTCCCTGTGGCATCCCGTCATGGTTCACGCTCGGAAACATCTGCTGACTGCGCAGCTCGCCAATCTGTTCTTTTAAACGCTGCGCCTTCCGTATGGAATATATGTACCCCTTAAGATATTCCTTTTTCCTCTCGTTCTCCCTCACAATCGCCAAGCTATCACCCCTCCAGTCTTTTCAGCCATCTTTCCTTTTTCCGCCGAATGATGCTGTATATCTCGGCGTTGTCCTCCGCATCCAACAGCAGCCCCAGTACGTTGTAGACATCCGCTGCCTCCTCCACCAGATTCCGCCTTGCCTCGTCTGCTGCCACGGGCGTAGGGTTGATGCCCGTCAATGCTCGCCGCAGCTTCAATGCCGCCTGCGATAATTCCGCACATTCTTCTGCTAATTGTGCTAACAGCTCGTCCTGCGGAAGGTGCTGTTTGATTTTCTTGTTAAGTCTATCCATGCTCAATCCTCCTCACAACCGCATCTACTCCTCAAATCACCCCATGCAGTTCCTGCATGGTTTCAAACCGCCTTCCGCACATTTCCGGCAGATTTGCCCTTACCAGAGCTTCTGCAAACGGCGGCGGCACCGCATTTCCGCAGCGCGCGACCTGCTTTGTTTTGCCATAGGCTTTCCCAGTGTAATCATGGTCGATGATGTAATCGGGCGGAAACCCATTCGCCGCGTACAGTTCCCTCGGAGTCAGCATCCGCAGTCCGATATCACTGATGAAGTACATCGTCCCATTGACATCTAACAGCAGAATTTCATCCTCTGCGATTGCATACCCACAGTACGCATTCAGCAGTTCTCTGACTTCATTCCAGTGATGCAGATTCATTTCCACCCGGTTCATTTTCACTGTGACAATGCCGAAATGTCCTGCGGATGTTGTAACCGTATGCAAAGGCTCGTCCGGCTTCTGCCCGATGCCCGTTTTGTAAAACTTGGAAATAAAGGTCTCCACAACACATTCCCTGTCCTTCGTGGTCGAGGTATGCAAGGGACTATTCACATCCAGTGGTCTGCCGTTCTGGAAGTATTCCGCCAGATATGCAACAGAACGCCCGTATCGGTTCGCCGCGTCCAGCGTCATTATCGGTTCATCCATCCCCTGCCCTCTCACTCTTTCCGATTGCTCTGTGTGATATTGAATCAGAGAAGGCATCGCAAGGTATTGTTTGCCGCTCCCAACAACCGTACTTAACGGCTCATTGATGTCATGCACCCTCGGTGCCTGTCCTTTTCGTTCCCCGTAACCAATAGGAACAATAAACGGCTCTTTATTCTGCAGCACAAATTTCTCAATACCTCTTGCAATGCGTTTCTGTGTATTTACCGCCAAAGGGCGCACAGCACGGATACCGTATTTTTCTTTGATTTCATCCGTTGTGTCAAAAATGGACGGGCATGGAATCGTCCAGTCGATAATCTCCGCCGCCCCTCTCCATGGCTTGCATTTTCCACTTTTTACTTCTTCGCTGTCCTTCGGTGCATGGGTGCGTTCCGGCCAGATAATCTTCTTTCCGTCACATCTGGCAATCAGGAAAAATCTCTTTCGGATGGTCGGCGCACCATAGTCCGCCGCTACAAGCTCCCGATGTTCTATCTCATAGCCAAGCACCTGTAGCTGCTCCTTCCACTTGCGGAAGGTTTCGCCGCGCCTGCTTTTCACAGGCTTTCCTTTTCGCACCGGACCCCATGTCTGAAATTCTTCCACGTTCTCCAAGATGATAACTCTCGGCTTAACCGTCCCCGCCCATTTCAGCACAATCCATGCCAGACCGCGAATATTTCTGTCTACGGGCTTACTGCCCTTCGCTTTGGAAAAATGCTTGCAGTCCGGAGAGAACCACGCCAGCCCGACAGGTCTGCCCCTCGTGACCTCCCATGGGTCTACGTCCCATACGCTTTCGCAATAATGCCTCGTTTGCGGATGATTCGTCCGGTGCATCAGAATTGCATCCGGGTCGTGGTTGATGGCTGCATCCACCGCTCTGCCTGTGGCAAGCTCTATCCCTGTCGAGGCACCGCCTCCGCCTGCAAAATTGTCTATTATCATTTCCTCAAAAAAATCTATCTGCCTCATTCCCTCACTCCTCAAAACGGCAAATCATCAGTTTCATTTCTCCACCTCACTATACAGCCAATACTGTCCGACTTCTGGACCCTCGACAACCACAATCGTTCCCAGCGGTTCAACGTCCTTCCGCTTGTATGTATCCAGCACCTCTCTATCGGCAAATTTCTTGTAATTTTCCAAAATCTCTCCGAATTTTGCCGATGATTCAATGGCGGTTTTGTATTTACATTCCGCATTGGAAATGCCGTGTTCGCATTTTGCGATTTCCTTTGCATCTCCGTTTTCCTTCGCCGCCGCAAGCAGTGCCTGTTTCTTTTCCATAATCTGCGGATGGTTTTTGATTTGCACATCCGCATCATGTTTATATTTTGTATAGGCGTTGAAATAATACTTTTCCGCCTCTCTCAATTTCTTTTTCGCTTCGTGTTTCTGCCCGATGAACACAAAACCGCTTGCCGCACCGATATACAGCCAATCATCATCGGGGATGGTTTTTAATAATTCCTTCAGCTTCACTTTATCACTCCTCGCTTTTTCCCGACCATCGTCATATACCGCAGATGTGCCAACCAACAGAACCAATCAAAATTCAGTGCATCTCCCTTGTTCAGCACTTCTCTTGCATCTGCAATCAGCCCATCTTTCTCCGCTTCCACAAACGCATGAAACACCGCTACATCTGCGTATGCTCTGCGGCGTACAATTTTGGAAACCATGAACCGCCTGTAATTGCCATTCAGATAATCGGAAATTTTGTCATATTCCGTTTTCCATTTTTCCAGTTCAGCCTTGGGCAAATTCAACGCCTTGCCTCTGCGTTCCACCTGTTTGATATAGTGCTGCATTTCATCATCTGTCATTCTCTGCATGAAAACCACCTCTTAAAACGGACATTCGGTGTCCCCCGGCAGAACATAAAACCCGGAATCACACGCCGATTTCTGCATTTTTTCCCAGCCATAAGACCTATCAGAATCCTTGCCGCACGTTGCAATCCGTTTGCTGGATTTGCTGTACTGCGTTTCAATCGCATTTTTCCCAACAGCCAACCGACCCGTCAGTCTGTTTTTGGTTACGTTGATATGCCCTGCACCCTCTGTGCCTGCGTTTCTGCCATAGAACACAACCGTATCCACCTTGTTGGAAATATCTCCGCTGCCCGAAATATCATCGTTTGTCATTTCGCCCTCCTTCGTCTTGCGGGGGTGGGCTACCAACATGATATGCACGTTGTATTTCATGGCAATGCTTTTCAAATCCCAAACAAAATTGCTCTGTGCGGTATACAAATCTCCCTTGCCGTCAACACGCTCCATGGCGGTCATTAGGTTGTCCAAGCAAATCAGCTTCGCGTCATACTGCTTGATGACCTTCTCGACCGTTGCCACCAGCGTTTCCATTTCCGCTGTCGATTCGGGGATATAGGCGTTATCGTAAATATAAATTTTATCGCTGTACCAATCATTGATTTTGTTCTGCACGTCTGCTCCGATGGAATAATATTCCTCGCCGAACGCATCCGTTTCCGCCGTCAGATAATTGGGACCCGCAAGCTGCATATCCAACCATCGTTTGAAATGAAAATCGGGCAGTTCCCCGGAATATGCAAACACGTTCCATGATTGTTCGATAGCCTCCGCTATAATCTGGCTAACAAGGGTGCTTTTCCCTTCGCCACGCCTGCCCGACCACAAGGAAACCTGTCCCAGATACAGACCACCGATAACCCGATCCAGCTCATACAGCCCTGTTCTGATTTTCGGCATATCGTTTAAATCAACCGATTTCACATCAGACAGCTTCTTGACGTTTTTCAGCTTTGGCACCTCTGCGTTTTCGACCGCCTGCACGATTGCGCTTTTGCCATACTTCCGCAGGATATCGTTTGCATCCTTTTCCCCCAGATAGTCCTTGATGCGAACCACACGCACCCTTTGGCTTACTCGTGCCTGCAATTCATTTACCAGTGTAACCTGTCCGTTTTCGTTATCCCCGAACACGATGATTTCCCGAAATTCGTCAATCCAGTCCGCACAGTGCTGATACCATGTGAACCCTCTCGCCCCCGTTGGAACGGAAACAGCATTTTTGATTCCTGCCTCAGCCAAGCTCAAGCTGTCAATCTGCCCTTCTGTGATAACCAGTGTCTCCCTGTCCTCACACTGCTGCATACCAAACAGAATCGGCTTTGCCCCTGTTTCGCTCCACTCTTTGTTTTTGTCCTTCGTTTTGTCAAAATTCGTTTTCCGATATTTCACAAACTGCATGATGTTGTTTTCGTCATAGAACGGAAAAACCAACACGTTCGGGCTATCCCTTGCGGTTGTGATGCGATACCTTCTGCACACCGCCTCGCCAATCCCTCTGGATTCCAGATATGTAACCGCCGCCGGTCTGGTTTCAATTTTCTTCTGCGGTAGCTGCTTATATTTTTTGGTTTCCCCAAAATCCAGTTCAAAACCGAAATCTCTTGCCAGTTCCACAAAATGACCATGTTTCCCACAGCCGGAACGAAAACAGTTGAATGTCCCGTTTTCCAGATTGATTGAAAACGTATCCTTGTCCCCATGGTTGCCGCCGTGGCAGTAGGGGCATTGGCTGAAAAACAATTCGTTTCCCTTTTCGTGTTTTTCCGTCTGTATGACTGCGGCAAAATCATACACATCCTGCTTGTTATATTCATAGCTCATCTGCCAGCCTTCTCTCTCCAATCCTCCTCGGAAGGTTCGGGGGGAACCCCTATATTTACTTCTTTACATTCTTTATTATTCTTAACATTCTTAAGATGTTGCCCTTTGTTTGCCCCTTGCTTGCCCTCTGCTTGCCCTTTGTTTGCCCCTTCGCTTGCCTCGTCAAATTCCAAAACTTGATATTTTTCCCAATTTACAACGGTTATAATGGTATATCTGTTTGTCGATTCGCTTGCCACTTCGCCTGTCGATTTTAGCTTGTTTAGTGCAGTTCTTATCTGCTTAACGCTAAAACCCAGTTCTTCCGCCAAATGTGCATAGCTTGTAATGACTTGCCCCTTTTCGATGGTTCGTCCCATCCATTGACTTTCCCGGAAACTGGCGGTTAACAGCAGATGTAGAAATAAATCCTTCACAACATAGTCTTGGTACCATCCCCATTGGACTAATTTTCTGTGTACCTTCACAAATCCGTTTAACCTCTGCATTTTAACCACCTTCTTCCGTTTCTTCCTGCAGTTGATTCCGCAAATGATACCGAAACAGCGTATATATAAATTCGCCCGTCAGAGCCGTTGTATTGAACCAAATATGCAAGCCGTACCGAAACCCCCAGCTAAGCAAATTGCCCGTCAGAGCGGCAGGATGAAGGCGAGAGAGGTATAAATGATTCTTTATCTTGCTCCAGTTGGTATCCTCGACCAATAGATGCACCTCTGCACCCTTCTCCTTTGCCCGCTGAAATTCCCTTGCGAACCGTTCCCGACCATATGTAAAATTCCCGCAAATCTCGTCCAGATTGGCTTTTCGCTCAACGGCAATCGTCCCGCTGCAATCCGTTTCCGTTTCGTCCGGTCTGACGTATTTATACGAATAGTCCCCGAAATCCAGTTTTTTGGATTCATACGGACAGCCCAAGCTATCCAGTGTCGCCCGTATGTGCTCCCACTTTTTCTCTCTGGTATCCACCAGAATCACGATGGATTTCAACGCTTTCTCAATCTCGGCATCGTTCCATTTCCGTCCCATGATTAAAACGGCAAATCGCTGTCATCTGCGGTATCATCCACAGGGAAAAAACCATTGTCACCAGTGCTTTTTTTCAACATCAGTTTGTCTGGCACCTTGAATTTTCCGGAACGAATGGCATCAACCGTTCTGAAACCTCGACAGGTTACAAAAAATCCATGATTGCCGTTAAATTCGTATTCTTTCTCCCCAAACACAGCACCGACAATTTTCCCCTTCAGCTTCTTTTCATCAAAATCAAATTCATAGCCGACATTGCTCGCCTCGATGCACGCAATCTGATTTGCGAAATAGTCTTTGTTTCTGTCCTCGTCTGCATCGTTGGGAATTGTCAACTGTCTGGTGCCTTTCCACTTCTTTGGCTCCTGCTGGTTGCGGTAATCGTTTGCATAAAATTCCTTGTGCTCGCCCTCCAAGATATCAAAACTGATTTTCAGAACACTGCCCCAAGTATATGTGACTTCCTCCGCATCCATAATTTTGATAACGTAGCCGCCGATCGGCAGCTTTTCCCTTTCCTGCGTAGGTGTTCCTTTTCTGTATCCGTTGTACGCTCTCATGCTTGTCCTCCTTAATTTTTATAAATTCCAATATTCTCTGATGGCTTTATCCACAGCCTTCAAATCGTTGTCAATTTCCAATGGAAACATTTCCATCGGGCTTTTCGCCGTTGTGTATCCGTCTGACTGCGTGATGAATTTATGCGTTGTACCATCCGTCACAGCCAACAGCACAATGGAAAACAGCCCTTCCACAGTCAACTGGTTGTCCAACATTTTCCCGATTGTTTTGGCTTTGATTTTTCCCGTATCGGATGTTTCTACATGGTGCAGAAAATAGACAATCACATCATTCGGCATTTGTTTGATGACAAAATCCAGCATATTACGGAAACGCAGTGCAATATCCGTAAATTTGCCGTACCCCGTTTCCTTCGCCCTGTCGAACATTTCAAACGCCAATAAATACTGTGAATCGTCCACAACATAGGTTTTGTATCCCTTTTTCTGCATTTCTTTCCCGATGGTTGCGTATGTTGCATTTGGTACTGTGTCCAGCTGTTTCCGAAATGGAAGGGGTTTGTTTGCGACATTGAAAATTAGCACTTCCCCCTGCTCAAAATTCCGCAGGCTTGTGCTTTTTCCACTGCCGCTTTCGCCCAAAATCAGCACGGGAATCCCCATAATTCATCACTCTCCTTCAATCTTTCCGTTTCTGGCATCCTCAACCATCCGCTCTTGAATGGCATCCATTTCCGCTAAAATCTGCTTTTTGCGGTTGAATAGCCCTGCAATCTGCCGCTCTGTTTCCCGCAGATCCATACTTAATTCAAAGTTCTTCTGCAAATAGTCCTGTCTGTTCACCAGACTTCCTCCCTTCTGATGCAGTCATCACACCCAATCGGCTCTCCGTGCCTGTCGAAATAGAAATATTCACAGGTGCGACTGCCGCAAATGATACATTCCGGCTCGATGTCATCGTATTCCGGCTCTGTTCTGGGGTCTTCCGTGTAGTCCATCAGAAATCAGCCCTTTCGGGTTTCTGGCTGTCTTTGATTTCGGAAATGATTGCATCCTTCAACGCCAATTCCTTTTCCAGCTCCGAAATTGTCTGGTCGGGTGTTTCCGAAACATCTCCCAGCATGACTAAAATTTCTTCATTTTTTACGTATGCATCCGTTTTCAAATATGCGATAACCGCCTTCACCCTGCCGTTCAGCTCCCACAGCTCCTGCATATCGTTTTCTGGCATTAAATTTGTATCTCTCATTGATTTTTTCCTCGCTTTCTGGTATTTTGGTTGTATGTATTATTTCTTTGTCCCCAGAGGCGTGCCACCGCCAAAGGGGATATTTTATTTTTCCTTGCAAAATTCATCCCTGAAGAAGAAATACTCCGTCAGAATATTCACCCCCAGGCACATGCCCAGAGCCGCCATAATGTACATATCTCCGAAGTAATACAGAATTGCACCGATGACCGTCAGATCCGCTACGATTGCCGCTACGGCATAGCCAGTGAACCGTAACGCCCAGCGAATCGGTTTCCGTAAACGTCTGCATTTTTTCATACTCTCACCACCTCACTCCCTTCCTCAAAAAATTGTCCGTATCTGAATGATTCTGTGTATTTTCCAAAATCCACCGTAAACACAAATGGATACATCCCTGTGACCGTTCCTGTTTTCTTATCTTTTTGCATTGGTCCTGTGCTGCTCTCTCGGAAACACACGATTTTTTTAATCTTTTTCCCGATATACAGCCTTCCTTCCAACACCTGCTTCATTTCCTCCAGAGTTGCGCCGCTGCGCTTCATTCCGCCCTTCATTCCGCCACCCCTGTCTCCAGAGGAACGATGTTGTTCGGGTCGGATACATCGTAGCCCTCATACTTCCGCAGGAATTCCTCCACCGCCTCTCTGCGGCATTTCAACTGCCCCAGCTTCAGAAACGGCAGCAGTCCCGCATCCTTCAGACCATATACTCTGGTCGCGTTGCATTTCAGAATCTGCGCAACTTCCTTTACTGTGTAAAGCATCGGCTCCATAAGAACACCTCCTGTTATCAACATCTTTTTCACTTTCCTTGACATTTTTCTCCCCCTGTCCTATCCTGAAAATACAGGCTGTTGCCGCAGCCGAGTACATAGGAAAGGAGATGATTTTATGAATATTGAGTTGTTGGTTGCACTTGCTGCAATCGTTATATCTGCCATTGTGCCTGCTATCACAAACCAGCAAAATAATGAACACCAAATTCGACTGAAAAAATTAGACACATTTTTTCTCGAAAAACAAAAGGTATACTTTGAGTTTGCTGATTCATATGCGCTCGCTTTAACAAATCCCAGCCCAGAGAATATTTCAAAGTTTCGCTCTGCAACACATAAATGCTTTATGTTAAATGCCAATAAAGATTTTTACAAAGATGCCTTAGAGTGCATTACTTGTCTCGAAAATAATGAATCTAAAGAAAAAATTGAAACTCTCTATATGTTCTGTGTTCGCTCTCTTTCTTTGAACTTGGAATTTGCCATTGAGGATTTTGAATACCCTATTTAATGGCAAGTACTAACGCCATAACCGCAAATGCCATGCCGAGATTGTAAAATTTAGACCGGCATTCGCGGTTCTTTATTCTATATCCGCTGTATACACAGACTATAGATGCTATTGAAATCAGTATGCTCATGAGAAGCACATTCACCTCCCTTTAGCTTGCACCCTTATCCTTTTACTGGTCTTTCTTCGTTATTTTCAATAACGCTTTAAGCGTTATTTTCAGGCAAAAAAATAAGCTGATTATATTTCACATCGTATGTATCCTCAATCTTTTTCAGAATCGGAATATCCGGATAAGTCTTTCCTTTTTCGTAGTTTGCCAAGGTTTCTACCGTAATTCCAATCAATTTCGCCGCATCTTTCTGTGTCAAGCCCTTGCTTACTCGGGCTGCTTTCAATGTAATTTTCAAAATTCTCACCCCTTTCATACTACGATAATAATACGCTTTATGCGTTTTGTCAATGCTAAAAGCGTAATTTTTTTATTTTTATCTTGATTTTTTTTTGTTTTTAGCGTATATTGTCATTAGAAAGGGAGTGAGCCTATGAGCGACCTCGGAAACAAAGCCATTATGGCTGAAAATATAAAATACTATATGGATTTAAATAATAAGTCAAGAAATGATATGTGTGAGGCTCTTGGATTCAAATACTCCACCTTTACTGATTGGGTAAATGGGAAAAAATACCCTCGCAT